CGTAAATTAGAAGCAAAAAAACAGAAATGCATTAAATGCATATAATTAACTATCACGGAAAACCCGAGGTGGATAATGAATTTAGAGCAATTTACAAAATCAATGTTTGGTTGCATGAGATTTGGTCTTTCAAAGGAAGACGCCAAAGCCATCATAGAGAGGGGCAAAGATTTTGCAGATTACTTTGAAAATACAGCAATAGCTATGTATTACAAAGATTATATTGAATCTGGTTTGCCAATAGATATTTGGGCTATTAGATGCCCTAATGTTATTCTTGAGAAATATAAGAATAAAGCGCAAAATAAAAAAGCATTTGAAACTGCTACGGGTGTCTAACGATATGGCAGAGCAATACATTCACAATCCGAGGCAGGGAAACTACAAGCGCATTCTTTGCGTATGCTCCCTAGGGCTAATGAGAAGCCCAACACTTGCGCAGGCGCTGCAATCAAAAGGCCACAATACCCGCAGTTGTGGCTCAGACATCCCGAATGCTCTTATCCCTATCAGCAAGAAGTTAGTCGAATGGGCTGATGAGGTTGTATTTGTCAACCCAGAGAACTACAACGCAGTTTCATACATGATTGGGTCTGATAAGCCTGTAAAGTTGTTAAACATCCCTGATGACTATAATTACAGGGATGAGGCATTGATGGATATTTGCATCCGTATGTATGAGGCGGCGTAATCATGTCTGAAAACAACAAATTGAAACAAAGTCGCAAAAGACGCTAAAGCTAGCCATGGGGGTGCAATGATGTTCAATCAAGACAAAGCAAATGAGATATGCCTATTGTTGGAGGATGGATTGAGTTTGCGTAAAGCGGCTGAAAAAGTAGGAGAATCAGCTAGGACAGTATTAAATTGGACAAAAGCAAATCCAGAATTTCTTACACAATACACGCGAGCAAGGGAAATTGGCTATCTGCAACTGGCAGACGAAATACTAAATATATCCGACGAGTATCAGGTAGAGGTAAAACACAACGGGGAAGATGAGACCATCGACCTAAGTGCAACGGCTGTAGCTCGTAACCGCTTGAGGGTGGATACGCGAAAATGGATGCTTTCCAAGATGCTGCCAAAGGTCTACGGCGATAAACTAGAATTGACCGGTGACGATAAGAATCCGCTCCAAGTCGTAACCAAAGTGCAGTTCGAGATTGTCAATCCTCAAACTTAAAGTACCTGCAAAACTAGCCCCATTACTCCAGCCAAAACGCTACAAAGGGGCGTACGGTGGAAGGGGGGGTGCAAAATCACACTTTTTTGCCGAACAGATAGTTTGCCAAGCCCTGACGGGTAAGCGAATAGTATGTCTGCGGGAGGTGCAAATATCCATCAAGGAATCCGTTAAACAACTGATAACGGACAAAATCATAGGCATGGGCCTAGAGTCGCAGTTTGATATTCTTGAATCAGAGATACGTGGGCCGCACGGTAGCCTGATAATTTTTAAGGGTTTGCAATCTTTTAATGCTGCAAACATTAAATCTCTTGAGGGTTTTGATATTGCATGGGTAGAAGAGGCCCAAACACTAAGCCAGCACTCCCTAGACTTGCTGCGGCCTACCATCCGTAAACCCGGCTCAGAACTATGGTTTAGTTGGAATCCTCGATACAAAACTGACGCAGTAGATAAGTTCTTTCGCAAAGATAAGCGAGAGGACGCTATCTGCATAATGATTAATTGGTACGACAACCCTTGGTTCAAAAATACGCCACTTTATGCTGATATGCTGGCAGACTTTGAAGCCGATGAGGACAAGGCCGAACATGTGTGGAATGGTGCGTATGGCTCAAGCCAAGGCGCTATTTTGGCCAAGTGGGTAGGGCAGGCAGAGCGAGAGGGGCGTATTCATGATGGTGTTGAATATGACCCTAATGGGGACAGAATCATAGTCTCTAGCGATTTGGGTTTCAGGGATACCACTGCATGGTGGTTCTGGCAGGCTGTACCGGGTGGTTTCAACCTAGTGGACTATACCCAAGGCAATGGCATGGATGCTGATGATTGGATACCAGATATTAGGGAAAAACTCTATAGCATAGGTGGTAGAGATTGCCTTGGAAAAATATGGTTGCCGCATGACGCAAGGGCTAAGACATTCCAAAGCAAGCATACATCTATAGAGCGCTTTATAGCTGCTTTTGGGCATGAAAAGTTAGCCATAGTCCCACAATCTCGCAAAGCAGACCAAATAGAAAGCGCTAGAACGGTTATTAAAAAATGCGCTTTCCATAAAACCAAATGCGAACAAGGTATTGACGGTCTATTGGCTTGGGAGTTTGTATATAACGAGGAATCAGGCATATTTAGCCGTGAACCAAATCACAATTGGGCATCACATCCAAGCGATGGGTTTGCATATGGATGCCAAGTAATGCAAGAAAATAAACCGAAAAACCAAGAAAAACCTACAGAATTTGCCATAAAAGGGCAAAATGGGCGCATAATTACGCAAAGTTTAGATAAACTATGGGCTGAGACACCTACAAAGCGCGAGAGGTTTTAATGGAAATTGACTTTTTAGCGGAGTTTAAAAGACTTAAACATGCTGCAACAGGTAATCTGATTTTTATTGAGATTGATTCGTGGCTAGGCGGTGGTGTTTGGGTTTTGCTGGAAAAAGACACGCCAATTGATAAAGTAAATGAAATTGCGCAATCTCAGTACGATCACTACAAAGCTCACATTAATGACTATATGAGGTTTAAAAATGAGCACACTTACAGTCACTAGCGGTGCAGTATTGTTGGGAACTGCTGCAATACAGCCCACAGACACATTTACAAACGGTGTGCTAACTTCGGCTAGTGGTGGATTAAATCGCGCTGTTGCTGCTGGTGGTGATGAGTATTCAAATGGGTTATTGCGCACTGATGCAGGCGCGTTGCGTTATGTTGACGCTACCGCAGGATTACCCGCTGATACAACTTGGACAAATGGCCTTCCACTATCTGGTGGTGCTTTGTGTATATCTACAAACGCCGCATCTACGTATTCAAACGGCATTCCATTTGCATCTAATGGCGCAGTAGCCGCAGGAATAATCCCATGATAGATGTTAAATCTAGGAAAATATTAAACGCTGAAATAAGCCCCGGCGTTTACATTTGCAATTACACAGGTAAGCAAGTGCGGGTGGAGGATGCTATTTTTCTTGGGCCTGTACTTCCTAGTGTATCTGGCTCTTATGTATGCCATCCTGACGCTGTAGAGGCTAGAAAACTAAGTGTTAAGAATTTCAATCAAGTTGAAAAAAATTGCAACACATGCAAAAAACTAGAGCGCGTAAAACATGACAAGCGCGGTGGGTTTTTGAAGGGTAAATGCGAAGCAAAAGGTTTACATTCTTTTCACCCTGACGACCCAATGTTTATGGAATGTTGGGAGGAGAGAGAATGACGCCTACGCCAGCAAAACATTTTGCAAATCCACCATACCGCGCTGAGTTATTTAGCGAGAAAAGCGGATGGGCCGGGGTAATGAATACACATGGCGTTAATTGTTTAACATTTGTTCAAGATGGAAAAACAACTGGCAAAGTTGTAACAACATACGATCAAGCGCAAAAGATAGCGCAGGAGTGGAATAAATGATGGAACAAGAAACTGAAGAAATTAATCCTGTAGATGAGCATCGCCGATGGATGCAAGAGCTTAAACTTGCAGCCGATGAGGATAAGAAGTGGCTAAAGCGTGGGGATAAGATCGTTAAGCGCTACCGTGATGAGCGACAAGGATGGAGCGACACGGGCAAGCGCTACAACATTCTCTGGGCAAACATCCAGACGATGCTGCCTGCACTGTATGGACGTACACCACGCGCACAAGTAGAGCGCCGATGGAAGGATAAAGACCCTGTAGCTCGTACAGCATCCGTCATTCTTGAGCGTGCATTGCAGTACGAAATAGACCATTATGGTGACTTTGACAACACCAACAAGCACGCAGTATTAGACCGTTTATTGCCGGGGCGTGGCACTGCTTGGGTGCGATTTGAAACCAAGGAAGTGGCAGAGGCCGAGGTAATTGAAGAGCCTACTGAGGATGTGATGGGCGAACAGCCTGACATGTCCTATGAATGCACTCCTACTGATTACGTATTCTGGAAAGACTTTCGTTGCTCCCCGGCTCGCACATGGGATGAAGTTACTTGGGTAGCCCGTCGCATTTACATGACACGCGCCGATGGTGTGAAGCGCTTTGGCGATGATTTTAAAGAAGTTCCATTGGCGCATGAGCCTATTGGATTAGACGATCTAAGCAAAGCAGGCGCAAGCCAAGCCGAGCAAGAAAGTCTAAAAAAAGCCATTGTCTGGGAGATATGGAGCAAAGGTGATAAGCGGGTTTACTGGGTAGCTGAGGGCCATAACAAGCTACTGGATAGCAAGGAAGACCCTTATGGACTAGATAACTTCTGGCCTTGTCCTAAACCGCTATTCGCTACCCAAACTACAGATACTTTAGTCCCTGTACCAGACTACGCGCTGTATCAAGACCAAGCCGAAGAAATCGATATGCTCACGCAGCGTATTGGTAAATTAACCGAAGCTCTAAAAGTTGTCGGTGTTTATGACGCAAGCCAGCCAGCCATTGCGAGAATGTTGAATGAGGGTGTAAACAACACTTTGATCGGCGTAGATTCTTGGGCTGCTTTTGGTGAAAAAGGTGGGCTAAAAGGCACGGTTGATTTCTTGCCGCTTGACCAAGTAGTAAATGCTCTAAATCATTGCTATACAGCGCGAGAGCAAGCCAAGCAGGTGGTTTACGAGGTTACCGGACTATCAGACATTATCCGGGGCGCTTCTATGGCCTCCGAGACTGCAACAGCCCAGCAAATCAAAAGCCAATACGCAAGCCTTCGCTTAAAGCGCATGCAAACCGAAGTGGCTCAGTTTTGCTCTGATTTGCTAAGAATAAAAGCACAAATGATGTGCGACTTGTACAGCCCTGAAAGCCTGATTCAAATGTCAGGCATTATGAACACGGATGATGCGCAATATGCAGAACAAGCTATTGCACTAATTAAACAGGAGCCTGCTAGATCATTTCGCATTGAAGTAGCTGCTGATTCTCTAGTTGAAATGGATGAAATTGGAGAAAAGCAAAGTCGTACAGAGTTTATGACTGCTTTTGGTACTGTGTTGCGTGATGCTGTGCCAATGGTGCAAGCAGCGCCAGAAATGGGCGCATTGGTGGGCGAGGTTCTTCAATTCGTAGTTCGCACCTTCAAGGGTGGGCGGCAATTAGAGAATGTGTTGGAGACAACCATCGCCAAGATGAATGAGCCTAAACCTCCCGCACCTCCACAACCAGATCCCGAAGTATTAAAAGCTCAAGCCGCAGAGCAAACAAAACAAGCGCAAGCGCAAGCAGATATTCAAAAGGAACAAATTAAAGCAGCAGAGCGAGTGGAAATGGAGCGCATTCGTCGTGAGTTTGATTTGAAGCTACAAGAGCGTGATGAACGCGTTCAAATGTACAAAATTGACCAAGACAATGATACTAAAAAAGAAATTGCCGCAATGAACGCGAAAGCCGCTGAAAAACCAGCTATTACGCTAGACGTAGATGGAAAAGAGCAATTAAACGCAGTAGGCGAAGAGGTTAAAGCAATGGCATCCCAAGCTGTTGCAGGCGTAGACGCGCAGGCACAAGCCATTACTCAGGCAATGGAAATGCTTGCAAACGCTGTGCAACAAATGAACAAACCTAAGCGCCGGATGGTAGAGCGTGGGCCTGATGGTCGCGCAATTGGTGTTATTGAAATCAACGAGGGCGAATAATGGCTGATAACTTTGTAGCTAATCCCGGTAGTGGCGGTGACACTTTTGCCGCTGATGATGTGGCTGGTGTTAAATACCCAATTAGCAAATTAGATATTGGTGGTGATGGCGTTTCTTCGCTTGTTACGGCTTCTAATCCATTTCCAGTAGAGTTAACAGACGGTACTAACCCTGTAATAATTAAACCCCTTAGCTCAGTGCCTGTCAGTGCTGACAACGCTTTGATGACACAGGCCATTATTCACGGACGCACTACCGCTGGTGGCGGTGCTTTTGTAGATGTGAAAGTAAATCCCTCTGGTGCGCTTGCTGCTGATATTTCAGACTCTACTAATGTTGGAGTAAATCTAACCGCTGCTGGTGGTGATTATTGGCCAGGTTACTCTGGCCCCGAAGATACAGCCAATCAATCGCTGCACGTAGACCCTTCCGGCGCACTTATTACCCGTGGCGCTGTTACTACTGATGAAGGCACGTTTCGCGTAAACTTTGCCAATACATCGCTAGCGGTTTCTATCGGTACTGTGACGGTATCGGGAGCCACGGTAACCGGCACTGGCTTCCTTTCGTCTGATGTTCACTATAAAGATTATTTCAAGCTGGACGCTGATGGTGAATCCGCATGGATTGGCGTGGCATCTATTGACAGTGACACACAGCTAACACTTCGCGCCGCATACACGGGCGGCACAAGCGGCGCAGCTTCACGCGCATTAGTGCGACCCGTAACCGGCTCTGGCGGTGCTATTTCTGTAGCTTCTGGTCAAGCAACAATTACTACAGGCACAACAACTAACGCAATTACCCGCTTAGTTCGTGACATGGACTACGCGCCATTAGTTTATAGGGCGCGAGTATCATTTAGCCAACGTATTGCTAACCAATCATTTAGGGTTGGACTTACTGAGGCATATACAACTTCTGATCGCTGGTTCGCACGGTTTTTGATTGATGGAACTACCAACACAACTGTTAAATGTGAAAGCGCACGAAATCCAACTACAACACCAAGCGCAGCAGAAACAGAAACCACTACAGTAACCATACCTAACGGCTTAACAACTGTTTCGCTTTTGGACTATCGAGTAGAGCAGCTTACAGAATCATGCCGTTTTTATATTAATGGTGTATTGGTGGCAGAGCATACTCGCTCTATTCCTTCGCAGCATGACGAAATGGAGGCATCTATTGGGTGCTTTAATGGCGCGTCTTCGCCAGCATCTAGCACTACTGTAGTAGCTGACTTTATTACTGGCAAAAATCACAATAAGCTAGAAGTTGGGGTTATGTCCGACGTGGAGCGAATTGTAGCCGCTGCTGTACCGCTGCAACAATTTACATATAGCGTTGCTGGCGTAATTCCAATTAACACTGATTTGATTGTGTTGGATTGCTCACAGCTTCGCAGTTTGTTTATTCAATGTAACTCAATGGGTACAACTGGTGTAGTAACGGTTGCATGGTCAAACACAGACAATTTTGCACAACCAATTACAGCAACATTGATGAGCGAATCTGGCGCAACATCAACCACTTTTAACGCTGCTGTAATGCGTGTTACTAACGTATTAGCACGTTACTGCCGTTTGCGTCTTACTACTGCAACAACCGCAGGAACAACAACTTTGAACGTATGGGGTGCGCAAACTACTTACACACCTATCGTAACAACCCAGCCCGTTTCAGGGAGTGTTACAGCTACGGGCGTAGCAGGCGCAGCAGCACACGATGCAGCAGTATCTGGCAACCCCGTACGATTGGCAGGCCGCGCACTTACAGCCAACTACACAGCAGTCGCAACTGGTGACACTGCCGACCTTGTAACAACTCTGGTAGGTGCGCTAATCCAGAAGCCCTACGCCATCCCTGAAGCTGATTGGCAATATGCAGCAGCATCGGGCGGCATTATCAATACGACAGACGTAGCTGTTAAGGCGGCAGCAGCGGCTGGCATTCGCAACTATGTGACCGCTATTCAACTGCGAAACACCAATGCAACTGCTACCGAGTTTGTGATTAAGGACGGAGCTACCGTTATCTGGCGCACCCAGCTACCCGCAAGCATGGCAGACGCGCAGATGGTGGAGTTTCCAACACCATTGCGAGGCACGGCAGCAACTGCGGTTAACGTGGCATGTATCACCACGGGCGCGGCGGTTTACGCTAATTTGCAAGGTTACATCGCACCGTAATATGTGGATTCACCTATTACCCCTCGGGCTGATTGACGGTGCAGGCGGTGAGCCTGTAGTTCAAGACACGCCTGACGGTTATTGGTACAAACAATGGGCAAAGCTGCACAAGAAAAAGCCAAAGCTAGAGGAAATAATAGAGCTAGTAAAAGAGCGGCCCGCTACAGCT